GACTGTTGGAGGGATATTCTTAAGGATTTGAGATTATTACACGCTGAATATAAACAAGATTAAAACATTAAATAATTGAACTCAATTTATTTCAATTATGGAAGATAAAAGAAAAAATAATGGCGGTCATTCAAATGGAGGTCGTAAAAGTAAAGCTGAAGAGCAGAATTTAATAGAGAAACTTTCTCCTATAATGCCTGAAGCGTTTAAGCAATTAGAGATAGCAATAGAAAGCGGTAAAGATTGGGCTATTAAAATGGCTTTTGAATACTATTTTGGTAAACCTAATCAAAAAATGGACGTTACAACTATGGGAGAAAAGATACAGAATATTATTAGTTTAGGAATAGGCATAAATCCCAATACAGATGAAGTACAAAATATTGAAGACTAAAGGAAGTGTAATTACATTCAGGGTAAAAAGTGAATGTGAATACAACGGTTTAAAATTAGATGTAGATGTGAGTGGAACAGACCCGCACAAATTTCTAGATGATTACGTTTGCAGTGGGAAACTTCGTGAAGAGATGAACGCATGGTTTGAAACATTACCTAAAAAAGATTGAGATTATTAGTAAAGCAGGAACACGCAACCTATTATCTAAACGATAGGACAACTGAAGAAGTTTTATACGGTGGAGCTGCTGGTGGTGGCAAGTCGGCTTTCGGTTGCCTTTGGCTTATATCTATGTGCCAAAAGTACGAAGGTACAAGGTGGCTTATGGGTAGGGCAAAACTGAAAACGTTAAAAGAAACTACATTAAACACTTTCTTTGAACTATCAGCTTCTTTGAATATTGGAGATGAATACAACTATAACGCTCAATCTAATATTATCTACTTTAACAACGGTAGTGAGATAATACTCAAAGATTTATTCCTATATCCTTCAGACCCGAACTATGATAGTTTAGGTTCGCTGGAGATTACGGGAGCTTTCATTGACGAATGTAATCAAGTTGTTTATAAAGCATGGCAGATTGTTAAGTCAAGGATTAGATACAAGCTAAACGAATATGATTTAATGCCGAAGATTTTGGGTACGTGTAACCCTGCAAAGAATTGGACGTATAAAGAGTTTTATTCACCTGATAAGAATAATACCTTACTACCTTACAGAAAGTTTATACAAGCCCTCCCAAAGGATAACCCACACTTGCACCCGTCTTACTTAAAATCATTATTACAGTTAGATAAGAACAGTAAGCAAAGATTGTATTACGGGAACTGGGAATACGATGACGACCCTAGCACGCTTATAGACCAAGATAGTATTATAGACTATTTTAACCCTATTCATATTAAGCGTGAAGGACAAAAGTACATGACTATTGACGTTGCTCGTATGGGTAAAGATAAAACGGTTTTTAGAGTATGGCACGGTTGGCTTGTCATTGATAGATTTGAGATTGCTAAAAGTGGTTTAGATGTAGTATTAGAGAAACTATATGAACTACAAAGAAAGCACGGTATAAGTTCTAGCAATGTTATTGCTGATGAGGACGGAGTTGGGGGTGGTTTAATAGATTTCACTAAGCCAAAAATAAACGGATTCGTAAATAATAGTAAAGCATTGAACGGTGAAAACTACGATAATTTAAAAAGCCAATGCAGTATATTAATGGCTAAGAAAATAGTATTAAAAGAAGTAGGTGAGATTTGCAACGATGGTAATGTACGTGATATTACAAGCGAGGAAATGGAGCAAATTAAAATGAAGGACATTGATAAGGATGGGCGTTTGTCAATCATTCCTAAGGATAAGATTAAGGAAATGATAGGACGCTCCCCTGATGAGTGGGATAGTATTATGATGCGTTATTGGTTTGAGATTAAACCCGTAGGTAATTACGGTATTAGATAGGGGTTACAAATATGAATTAAATTAGTTTATAAGTATGAAGTTAGAAGTTATAAGAGCAACAAGTGTGAACGAAATTAGTCTAGGAGCTTATCAAAAGTTTCAAGAGGTTTGCGCCACTTCAAATGATGAAGAGTTTATCTCTATGAAAATGATTGAGATTTTCTGTGGTATTGATTTAAAAGACGTAGTTAAAATTAAACTTAGTTCGGTAGCTGAAATGATTACACATTTTTCAAAGTTATTTGCTACTAAAAATGAATTTACACACAGATTTAAAATAGGCACTCAAGAGTTCGGATTCATTCCAAGTATTGAGGATATAAGCATGGGTGAGTACATTGATATTGTTAAGTACAGTTCAAGTTGGGAAGAGATGCACAAGGCAATGGCTGCAATGTATAGACCAATTGTAAAAACTAAGGGTAACGCTTACGAAATTCAGGAGTATTCAGGGACTGTAAACTATGCAGACGTAATGAAGTTTGCGCCTTGTGGTATTGCAATTGCAGCGAGTGTTTTTTTTTGGACTTTAGGAAACGAATTAATAAAGGCTATCCCACACTTTTTGGAGAAGAAGATGAGCAAGCAGATGAAAACGACTTTAGCGAATCAACTCAATTTAGTAAACGATGGGGATGGTATCAGTCAATTTATGCAATCGCTAAGGGAAACTTGGAGCGATTCGATGCAGTTACCGCACTTCCATTACACCAGTGCTTAACGTATTTAACATTTGAAAAACAAAAATTAGCCGTTGAGGTGGCACAAATAAAAAGACAAAACAGATGAGCGGATATTATACTTTAATAGATACTTTAAGAACATTGCTAATAGGTTCGCCTTTCGTAAATCAAGTTACTGAAGGGGATTTATACGATATAGATTTATCTAAACAAACTATATTTCCATTGAGTCATATAATGGTAAACAATGTTTCTATATTGCCAAATGTTTTAAAAGCTAACATTACTATAATTGCTATGGATATTGTAGATATTTCAAAGAGTGAGCCTACAAGTTTATTTATAGACAACACAAATAGACAAGACGTTTTAAACACTCAACTTATCATGCTATCTCGAATAGTTGCACAGTTGACGAACGGGGAAACCTTTGAGGACAATTACCAATTAGAGGGCGAGCCAAGCTGTGAACCTTTTACTGATAGATTTGAAAACTTGCTAGCGGGTTGGACAATGACTTTTGAAGTATTAATTCCTAACGAGATGAGTTCATGTTAGATAAATCTGAAGTTCAAAAACAATTAGATAAGTTTAAAGCTTATGTGATTAGTGAAAGCCGTAAAAACTTAACTAGACTAAAAAAGAATAGCAGTAAGAAGCTATATAACTCTTTGAGGGGTGAAGCTAAGGCAATGCGTATGGACTTCTTTATGGAGGATTATGGACACTTTCAAGATAAAGGTGTTAATGGAGTTGGTCCTGCAGGAAAAGATAACAACGGTAATTTAAAAACAGTAGTAAAAGACGGTAAATATAATTTTGGGACGGGTTCAGGTCCTGCGGGAGGATTAAGAAGAGGGTTAGATAAGTGGATGGTTAGAAGAGGAATTGCACCCCGAAATGAAAAGGGTAAATTTATTTCTAGGCAAAATTTAAAATTCTTAATTGCTAGGTCAATATTTAGGCACGGTATTAAACCGAGTTTATTCTTCACTAAACCTTTTGAAGCTGCTTATAAAAGATTACCATCCGATTTAGTAGATAAGTTTGGATTAGATGCTTTAGAATTATTTGATATGACAATACAACAACCTAAGATATGAGTAACAGAATATTTGCACGAAGCCCTTACATTATTACAGTAAACGAAACGGGACAAACAAGTAGTAAGATAGAAGTATTTTTATGGAATGGCACGGGTTCTGCCCCTGGTTCACCAACTTACACACTAAGTAAAGCTATACCTAGCGTTTCTGCACCCTCTACTTATTACGATGTTTCACCTTATATTCGTGAATACATTAATTTCAATTTAAGACCTGTAAATTATAACGGTACAGGTACTGCTTTAGGGTCAACTGCTTACTGTAATGTAACTATTAAACGGTACAAAAATACGGGAACTTATTTAGATACTACGACTTACTATGCATTTGATGGGTATACTGAATATTCAGAGGGTTACAACTACGATAGAGGGCAATACTTACTAGATGAAGGCACTTATTATTACCACTACGATAGTGATTTAACATACATTAATACTAAGGCAGGGGATTTAACATTAGAAGTTACTGCAGGACAAAAAGCGGTTTATACTGATTTAGTTAATGGGGCGGTTAATACGGCTACATTTGTTTCAAGTGGGATGAAAACGTCTTTTAGAGTTTACCCTACATATTGGGCGCATGGTAATAAGTTAGAGATAAAAACAAGTGCTGATGCCGTGTTAAGAACATATACTTTTATGCCTAGAGAAGAGTGTAAATATCAAGCGTTACCAATTGACTTTGTAAATAAATACGGAGCGTGGCAGCGTGAGTTTTTATTCAAGGCGTCAAATGATACTTTTAATATGACGAATCAGGAGTTTAATCTTATGAACAGTTCAATAACATCTTTTAAACCATTTGAAGGACAAAAGAAAACTTTTAATACTAATGGTAGGGATTCAATTAAATGTAATACGGGGTGGGTTGCTGAGTCGTTTAAAGAAACTATCAAAGAGATTATGTTAAGCGAAAAAATAATACTTAACGATTTACCCGTAACGATTAAGACTAAGCAAACTGAATTATTCAAGTCTATAAATACAAAAAATATTAATTATTCTTTAGAGTTCGATTATTCATTTGATACTATCATGTCTATTATATGAAAAGATTTGTACAGATATATATTGAGGGAGTTCCTGACAGTAACGATTATAGTAAGATTGAATTATTTGACGAACAAGCTATTGACTTGTCTATGTCGGTGCAGAATATTGCTGATATATCAAAGACGTTCACAGATTTCACAAAATCTTTTACCGTTCCTGCTTCACCAATAAACAACGCTATATTTAAACACTTTTACAATAGTGATGTAGATACAACTTTACAGCATGGAGTTAAAAGAAACGCTTATATTGAAATAGAACAAACCCCGTTTAGAAGTGGAAGGATTCAAATAGAGGATTCAAGCGTAGTGAACGGAAAAGTGTCAAGCTATACGATTACATTCTATGGCAATTTAACGAGCTTAAAAGATATGTTTGGCGTCTTAAAATTAAAAGATTTAGACTATTCAGATTTTACAAGTCCGTTTACAGGTGACGAGGTTAAGGATAGGATTTCCTTAGACGCTACTGATTACGATATTCGTTACCCTTTGATAAGTTCAAAGAGATTATGGAGTTATGGAGATTCAACGGCAACTGATATTAATACTACGGGCGGTCATATTCTGTATAGTGAGTTATTCCCTGCTATAAAAGTAATACGAATATTTGATGCTATCGAGTCAATGTTTGGTGTTAATTTTAGCGGTATATTTTTAGGCAATAAGAAGTTTACAAATTGCTTTTTATATTGTAAGAATAAAGATGTGAATGATAGTTTTAATCAGTCGCAGATAATGGATATTAGTAGTGCTTCAGCTAATTTAAATTTGTTTACCACAACTTTTACAGGTCATAGCCCCATTACACCTGATTATACTACTAATATAATAAACTTACAATACTTAGATGTATATGGTTGGTACACTACGGGAGCTTGGAATATTTCGGTAAAAATGTTTAACGTTTCTAATTTATCAGCTAACTATTATTTTGATGTTTATGTAGATGGTGTATTAGTTCATACGAGTAGTGGTATAGGTACAGATGTTGAATATTTAGTTTGGTCTTTTGATAATGACACAAGTTTAAATAGTGATATTTATATAGTTATTCGTGCTGATGCTGGTATTACTTTTGATTCGTATATAAAATTTCAAGCTGATTTAATTTACTATGATGATAGTGCTGGTACGGGTGCGCCTATACCTACACCTATCTTAATAAATTATTATCTTTATTGCACCACGCAAACACTTTCGGCTAATACGGATATTAATAGCATAATGCCTGATATGACTATTGCAGACTTCTTTAGCGGTGTGTTAAAAGAATTTAATTTAACGTGCTATGCTTTAGCCTTAGACACCTTTCAAATAGAACCTTTGGAGGATTGGTACAACAAAGGTAAAGTTCATGATATAACAACTTATACAACTACTGAAAGCATAATAATAGAACGTATTAAATTATTCAAAACTATATCTTTTACGCACGCGGATTCTGAAAGCTTCTTAAATAAAAAATATTTTGAGCTAAATTCTTTAAAGTATGGAGATGTGAAAACTGCTACCACTTTTGATGGTGCAGATTTTGCTATAACCGTACCTTTCGAGAATCTAATAATGCAGAAATTCACGGGTACGGATTTGCAAGTCGGTTATTGCTTAACAAAAGAGCCTGATTATAAACCTTACATACCTAAGCCTATTTTACTTTATATGTATGATAAGCAGAATTGTAGTTTTAAGTTTAACAACGGGGTTACTACAACAACGGTTTCAACTTATATGCCATTCGGTCAAGATATGAAATTATCAGGGGTTAATTATTCTTTGAACTTTGGAAATGATAATTCTAGTTTACTATTAGAGCCTATTGAAAATTCACTTTACAAAGTATATTACGAGCCTTACTTATTAAACTTATTCAACAACAAAAATAGGTTAACGAAAGTTAAAT